GACCCTGAGCGGCTTGTCTGGACTGTCGATCTGCGCCCGGCATGAAGCTGAAACTCGCCATAGATCCCGACATCGTCGCCCTGATGGCGGCCGAGGTCGCAGCGGGCGAACGCGCCGTCACCGCCGCTATGCGCGAGGCTGGCACCGGTCTCAAATCCGCTTGGCGCAGCCAGATCACCGGTGCGGGGCTGGGTATGCGCCTCGCCAACTCGATCCGCTCCGCCAGCTTTCCGAAGTCCGGCGAAAGCCTGAATGCGGCTGCACTGGTCTGGTCGAACGCCCCGGTGATCGTCGGCGCGCATGACACCGGCCCGATGATCCGCTCGAAGAGCGGGTTCTGGCTGGCAATACCAACGCCAGCTGCGGGGAAATCCACCCAAGGCGGTCGCATCACCCCGAGTGAATGGGAACGCCGTACCGGGTTGTGGCTGCGGTTCATCTACCGCCGTCGGGGCCCGAGCCTGCTGGTCGCCGAGGGGCGGCTGAATTCGAAAGGCCGGGCAGTAGCCTCAAAGTCGAAAACCGGACGCGGCGTTGTGACCGCGCCGATTTTCCTGCTGGTGCCGCAAGTGAAGCTGCGGAAACGGCTGGATCTGGCGCGCGATGCTGAACGGGCGGTCGATGGCGTGCCGGGGCTGATCGTGGCGAAGTGGGTGGAGGGCCGGATCGGACAATGACTGCAAGCCGACGAAGCGATCCCACACATCGGTCGCGAAGTTTCGTTCGCCGCTCAGGCATTCCTGCACTAGGCTGCTGCGAATCCAATCAAACCGTGCGCGTCGGACCTATCCTTTGCTGGAGATACTGCGAATGCCCTCATCACCGCCAACATGGCAGGCCCACAATTCAGCCGACTACGATGCCACCATGACAAAGCGATGCTCGGCACTTCTGGCCAAGATTGTCGCAGACCCGGCCAGCAGGCAGGCCATCCTTTCCGATCCGCGTAATCTCCACCGTGAGTTGTTCTCGCCTTTCGCACCGCCAAAGCATGGCGAATACGCGGGCAGCTATCGCGGCACGCCGGGAACCTCTCTCGCCGACCGCCGCGTTTCCGCCGCGAGCCTTATGGAAGCAGGTGGTGAGTATGAGTTCTGCCCACCAATCGAAGTGCCGACGCGCATAGATCAGCTGTTGCAGCAAACTCGAGATTTGCTCGGCGACGCAAGTGCCGACGACTTCAGCAAACTGATTGCGCTGGCATACACTTTTTGCTGGTTCGGAAAGGTTCACCCATTTCTTGACGGTAACGGGCATGTCCAGCGGGCGATCTTTGCAGCGATGGCAACTGAATTCGGTTACCCACTTTCTGCGCGATTTGCCATTCATCCACGGCCTTATGATCGATTGCTTGCAACCGCCTTGGAAATCTTCTCTTGCGCGCCCGTCGGCAAAGAGAATGACGAACTTGGGTTGGTTGCTGAGTATCTCGGCTTCTTCCTTGAGGGTCCGTTCAACGCACCGCGCAAACATGTAGCCACGCCAACGCCCTACGAATAATCTCCCGGCCTTCGACTGCATCGTCTGTGACGCATCTGGCGCAAAGCAGTTGGACGCTGCTTGCCTGTTTAGGGCCGGGGCTCCCCCGATCAAAAGCAACTCATCAGCACCAATGATTTCCGTCTGGCTGATGAATGTCAGTTCAGTGTCGGTCACGCTTTTAGATCGAACGAAGAGTTCTGGAAAATCCCATGCCCACCCACCGCGAAACCATTCTGACCGCGCTGCATGCGCGGCTTTCGGCGTTACCCGCCACCGCCCTGCGCGGCGATGTGCTCCCGGAGCGCGTGCCAGCTGCGGGCGTGCTGATCCTGCGCGACGGCGAACCGGGGGAGCCGGAGGTCACGCTGTCGCCGCTGCGCTACCACTACCAGCACCGCGCAGAGATCGAGGCGGTCGTGCAGGGTGCCGCGCGTGACGCCGCCTTCGATACGCTCTGCGCCAGCATCGGCGCGGCGATTGCCGCCGACCGCACACTGGGCGGGCTTTGCGACTGGGTCGAGGCCGAAGCGCCGCGTCCGGTCGATCTTCCGATTGAGGGTGCCGCCAGCCTGAAGGCGGCGGTGATCCCGGTTATCTTGCACTATTCCGCAGCCGATCCGCTGGCCTAACCACATTCACGATAGGAGACTATGATGGCACGAGCCCATGGGGCGCGGGCGCAGATGGCGCTTGCGTTCGAGACTGTTTACGGCACGGCGCCCGCCACGGGGTTCCGGACGGTGCCGTTTGCCAGCACGACGCTTGGCTCGGAACAGCCGCTGATTGCGTCGGAACTCTTGGGCCAGGGGCGCGATCCGCTGACTCCGATCCGGGATGCAGTCACGGCCGATGGCGATGTCGTGGTGCCGATTGATGTCGAAAACCTCGGCTTCTGGCTGAAGGCGGCCTTCGGGGCGCCTGTCACTTCCGGGACGACGCCGAAGACCCACACCTTCCAGTCTGGCAACTGGACGCTGCCAAGCATGGCCATCGAGACGGCGATGCCCGAGGTGCCGCGCTATGCGATGTACACCGGCTGCGTTTGTGATCAGCTTTCCTGGCAAATGGCGCGGTCGGGTCTGCTGACGGCAACGGCGCGGCTGGTCGCGCAGGGCGAGAGTGTTGCGGCGGCGACGGCCGCAGGCACGACCACCTCGCTTGCCTTGCAGCGGTTTGGGCACTTCAACGGGTCGATCACCCGCAATGGCGTGGCGCTTGGCAACGTCATCTCGGCTGAGGTGACATATTCCAACGGCCTTGACCGGATTGAAACCATCCGCTCGGACGGCAAGATCGAAGGGGCTGACCCCGGCATGGCGGCGCTGACGGGGCGGGTCGAGGTGCGGTTTGCCGACACCGCGCTGATCACGCAGGCCATCGACGGCACGCCTTGCGAGTTGGTCTTCGCCTGGAGCCTCGGGGCCAGTGCCAGCTTCACCTTCACAGCGCATGCCGTTTATCTGCCGCGCCCGCGGATCGAGATCCCGGGGCCACAGGGCATCCAGGCCACGTTCGACTGGCAGGCCGCCAAAGCCGTCAGCCCCGGACGCATGTGCACAGCCGTTCTCGTCAACACAGTTGTGAGTTATTGAGCATGATCCGACTGAACCTGACGGCCACCCCTGCATGGCTGACCCTCGTGCCTGGCTTGCGTTTGCAAGTAGCACCCTTGACCACCGCGCTTATGGTCTCGGCCCGCGCCGATCCGGCCATCGAAGCCTTGGCCGAAGGCGCCAGCCAAGAAGCCCTGGCGCTTGCCATGGCCAAGGCTATAGCCCGTCGTGCGGTGCTGGATTGGGAGGGTGTTGGCGATGATACGGGCCAGCCCTTGTCCGTCACCCCCGAAGGCATCGACGCCCTCCTGGAAATCTGGCCGATCTTCGAGGCGTTCCAGACGCAGTACGTCGCCAAAGGTCTGATCCTGGATGCCGAAAAAAACGTCTCCGCGCCCTTGCCGAATGGTCCTTCGGCGGGGGCGAAAGCTATTGCGCCGCCTGCACACCCTGCGAGGGTCGCGGCGGCAACTGCCCCGACTGCCCGGCAAGACTGAACCGGCCGCAGACACAGGAAGGCTGGCAGGTCTGGGATCTGGTCGGTCGCCTGGGTGGCCAGCTGCGAGTCAGTCCCGGCGCGGTGCTGGGCTGGGACATGGGAGCGGCTTTGACACTGGCGCAGGCGCTGGGTGTGAACACGCTGATTGTGGCTGAACTGCTGCCAGAAATCGAAGCGGTGATGGTGCGCAAATTGAACGAACAGATGGAAGGAGGCCGCGATGGCTGAGAAAAGGGTCTCTGTCCGGCTTGTGGCCGAAGGCGGCCGCCAGGTGCGCGCCGAATTGGAAGGCATCGGCGAAGCGGGCGCACGGGGCTTTGGGCGGTTGTCGTCGGAGATGGGTCTTGCCAATACCCGGCTTGCCAGCTTTGCGCGCAAGACGGGGATTGCACTGGCGGCGGTGACGGCAGCGGCGGCGGCCACCGGCGTCGCCATGGTCCGGTCGGGCCTCGAGACGATTGGCGCACAAGCTGATATGGCGGCGTCGCTGAAGACCACGGTCGAAAGCCTGCAGGTGCTGACATGGGCGGGCGAGCTTGCCGGGGTTTCCATGGGCGAGATCGAACAGGCCACGAAGAAGCTGACGACGCGCCTCTCGGAAGCGGCCACCGGCTCCGGCTCGGCCGTCAGCGCGCTGCAGCGGCTGAACCTGACTGCCACTGAGCTGCAAGCCCTGCCGCTCGATCAACGCATTGCAGCGATTCAGGACGCTTTTGCCCGCTATGTCCCTGAGGCCGAACGGGCCGCAGTTGCCTCGGACCTCTTCGGTGACAAGGCGGCTTTGGCGTTCCTGCGGATTGATCCGGCCACTTTGCGCGAGGCGGCGAAGGATGTGCGCGACTTCGGCGTGGCGGTCAGCGCGTCAGATGCCGCCCAGATCGAACGCACAGGCGATGCGATTGCCAAACTGAGCCTGATCTGGCTGGGTCTCACGAACCGCTTGACCGCAGCCGTGGCCCCCGCATTGGAGGCGGTGGCAAACGCGCTGGCGGACATGGCGCGCGGCACTGGCCCTATTGGTGCTGCCATCAGCACCGTCTTCGACAACCTCGGCCGCCTCGCCACTTATGCCACAACATTCGCCACCTTCATGGCTGGCCGCTGGGTGGCGGGCCTGGCCGCAGCTGCCCTGTCCGTGCGAGGTCTCGCCACAGGTATCGTCATCCTACGCGGTGCGCTGATCCGCACGGGCATCGGCGCGCTGATCGTTGGCGCGGGGGAGTTGGTCTATCAGTTTGCGCAACTGGCCGGGAAACTTGGTGGAATTGGCGCGGCCTTTGGCCTGCTCCGGAATGTCGCGGCCGAGGCCTGGGACCGGATTGCCTTGTCGAGTGCGGCAGCTTGGGCGCGGGTTGAATCCGGCTGGGCCGGAGCGCAGGCAGGGATTTATGACGGGCTGCAATCGGCCCTGTCTGCGGTGGTCGGCTGGGGCAATGCGGCCGTCGGCACGTTCCGGGGCGCCTATGATGCCATCACCACGATCTGGGGCGCGCTGCCGCAGGCCATCGGCGACTTTGCCTTCCAGGCCGCGAATGGGCTGATCGACGGTGTGGAGTCGATGCTGAACGCCGTGGTGGCTCGGATCAACAGCTTCATTGAAGGGCTGAACGCCGCCCTGGCGCTCTTGCCAGATTGGGCCACCGGCGAGGGCGGGATCAGCATCGGCACGCTCGAGGCCGTCGATTTGGGCGGAATCGCCAACCCCTATGAGAGGGCGGCTGCAGACGCGGGCACAGCGGCGGCCGATGCGTTCAAGGCGGCGATGGCCAAGACTTACGTCGATGTGCCGGATCTCTTTGGCGGCATGGCCGATGCCGCGCGGGGACGAGCGGACGGATATGCAGAGGCCGCGGGCATGTTGGTGGAGGCGGCCTCGCGCCCCATGACGGCTTGGCAAGCCCTGAAAGCTGCGATCCTCGGCACCGGCACGGCGAGCGAAGAGGCGCTGAATGGTGCAACCGATGCCGCCGCCGCGCTATCTGACGGCTTTGACGAGGCGGGCCGTGCAGCCGGAGGGGCCGGGGCTGCGGCCAAGGCTGCAGCGGAAGCCGCTGCCGCCGGTTGGGCGCAGGTCAGCACATCGCTGGCGGAATATGCCAAGGGTGCGATGGATTGGGGCAAGGGTTTGGGCGAGACCCTGACCTCGGCCTTCAGCTCGGCCGAAAGCGCGTTCCGGGATTTTGTCACCACGGGTAAGCTCGACTTCAAATCACTGGTCTCCTCGATCCTGGCAGACCTTGCCACACTGGCCTTCAAGAACGCAGTTTTGGGGCCGCTGGCAAACTGGCTCTCAAAAGGGTTCGGCAGCATCTTCGCGCCGGTGCAACATGCGGGCGGCATGGTCGGTGCGCCCGGTCCTGGCCGCAGCGTTCCGGCCCTGGCCTTTGCCGGTGCGCCCCGCCTGCACACAGGCGGCTGGGCGGGTCTGCGCCCTGACGAGGTTCCGGCGATCCTGCAGCGCGGCGAACGGGTGTTGTCGCGGGCGGAAGTCGCGAGCGGCGTCAGCAGGGGTGCAGGATCGAATGGCGTTTCGATCAGCATCGACGCGCGCGGGGCACAGGCCGGTGTGGCCGAGCAGATCGATGCCAAGCTGCGCGCCGCGCTGCCAGAAATTGCGCGGCTGGCCAAGGCCAGCGTCGCGGATGGTCGGCGGCGTGGCCAATCCCTCTGACAGAAAGTCCCTACCATCATGACCCCTGAACCGCGGTTGGCGTGCCCGCCATGATCCCCGAACTTCCCCTCACGCTGGTCTCGAGCCTCGAGCGCCGCCTCGTCAGCGCCACCGCAGTTGCCACCTCGCCCTTTACCGGCAGCGAACAGGTGCAGGATTGGGGCGGGGAATGGTGGGACTACGCCATCGAAATGGCGCGTACCAGCGGGCGCGACGGGCGGCGGCTATCAGCGTTTCTGGCTGCCTTGGGTGGTCCGCGCGGCCGGTTCCTGTTCCGCGACCCGACAATCCGGCAACCGGGATTGTCGTTCACGCCAGTTGTGGCAGGTGGATTGCAGACGGGTGCAACGCTGATCACTTCCGGCTGGCCCACTTCCAGCAGGCCGCTTTTTGCCGGAGATTTCTTCTCGCTCGGCAGTGATCAGCAGACCCGGCTCTATCAGCTGACAGCCGATGTGGTGAGCGATGCGGCCGGGCTGGCAACGTTGGCTTTTGTCCCAAAACTCCGCAGCGCGCCCGCCGATAGCGCCGCCTTGGAAATTGCCGCCCCAGCCGTGCTCTTGCGCCTGACCGCCCCAGTCCCGACCCGGATCGGGCGGGCGGACACCTTTCTCTTCACCCTGACCGCCCGGGAGGCGCTATGAGCCGCGATCTGACGCCAAATTTTGCCGCAGCCCTTGGCGCTCGTGATCTGCGCCCGGTGATCTTTTACGAAGGGGCGTTTGCCTCCGGCCCACTGCGGCTGTGGTCGGGGCTGTCAGCCATTGATTGGGCCGGTCAATCCTGGTCCGGGGCTGGCGCGCTTCTGGGGCTGGGCAGTGTTGAAGAAACCGGCTCCGTCGTGGCCTCGGGCACGGTGGTATCCTTGTCTGGCGTTCCGCCATATCTGGTGCAACTGGCCATCGCCGAGGCGCGGCAGGGTCTGCCCGGGAAACTCTGGCTTGGGCTTCTGACCGAAACCGGTGCCATCATCGCTGATCCGGTGCTGGCCTTTGCAGGTCGGCTGGATGTGCCGGAGATCACCGATGATGCGGAGAGCTGCCGGATCACCATCAGCTACGAGTCTCGGCTCATCGATCTGAATACCGCGCGCAGCTGGCGCTACACCCATGAAAGCCAGAAGGCGATCTGGCCCGAGGATCGCGGCTTTGAATATGTCACCGCGATTCAGGATCAGGAAATCAGATGGGGGCGAGGATAAGTGCGAAGTGTGATAGCCAGCCGCCTTACCTGCACAGGGCAACCGCAATTTGTCGCCATCGGCTTATTGCGATTGAAGGATCAGAACTTGCGAGGCTTGACTGCACATTGGAAATCGACCTTGCCAAGTTCGCCACTGACATAGGTCCCGGCCCCGGTCGAGCGGTCCAGCGTAAGGGTCATGTCGTAGGAGCCTTTGGAGAGGTCTGGTTCCAGACCCTCGCCAAAAGATGCCGCCGCGCTGAAAGTCTCTGGCCCCAAGGTCGCCGTGAACTTTCCTCCAAAATGTTGCGATGCCACCGCCCACATCGTCGTGACCTCGGCGATGCTCGCGCTGCCAGTTGGATAGGAAAGGCCCCAGCCTCCATCCGGCGCGCAAGGCGTCATGTCGACAATCATCAAGCCGCTTACACAATGCATCGAACCAAAGGCGGACGCCGCGAAAAGCTCGATAGTGAAGTCTTCCCCCGCCGCACTCTGACAGGAGAGCAGGACAGGTTTTGGCACACTGTCCTGCGCTGCGGCGGGGGGGATGCCGATCGTCATAGCCCAAAGCAATCTTGGCAGCAGGTTCATCGCGCATCCTCTCGTTCAGTCCCATTCTGCTTCATGGGAGATAGCTTTGCCAGATGCTTGCGCAAGTTGCAGAGCCCGTCTGACCAAGAAAACTGACCTTTGATCTGGAGTTCCCGATCATGACCACCCGCCGCCCCGGCTGGGAGCGTCGCCTTGTCGAGGCCGTCGAAGATGCGCGGACTCGCAGCTTCAATTGGGGCACCCATGACTGCGCGACTTGGGCCTTCGATCTGCGCCGCGATCTTACCGGCGGCGATGACATGGCAGCGCTCTGGCGCGGGCGGTACCGGACGGCGCGCGGTGCCGCGCGGGTCATGCGGCGCTTGGGCTGGACCAGCATGTCCGAGGCGGGAACCACCTTGCTTGATGCATCACTGGCCGATGTGCGGCTGTCGCAACGCGGCGATCTGGTGCTGTCGCCAGATGCCACCTCCTTCGGCGTCTGCCTTGGCGCGCAAGTGGCGTTCCTGGCGCCTGAAGGTTTGACCCTGCGCCCCCTCACATCCTGTGCCCTGGCATGGAGAAGCTGAATGCCCTTCCTCGCACCTTTATTTGGCGGTGGCTGGTTTGCAGGCACGGCGCTGGCCAGCATGGCCAGTCTGGGCGGCTTCGGCACGCTTGCCCTGCGGCTTGGTGCGTCGTTGCTCTTGTCAGCCGCCTCGCGTGCGCTGATGCCGGGGCCCAGCTTGCCAGCCCGCACCGTGACCGTGCGCGAGGCCGTTGCACCGCGCGACATGGTCTATGGCCGCGCCCGCAAAGGTGGTGTCATCGTCTATATCAGCGAGGCCGGGCCAAAGCGGCAATATCTGCATCTGGTTGTCGTGCTGGCGGCACATCGGGTTGCGGGTATCGGCGCTGTCTATTTTGATGGCGAGGCGGCAGTTGATGCCAGTGGCACAGCACTTGGCCGTTGGGCAGGCCTTGTCACCATCGAGAAACGCCTCGGCGAGGAGACCCAGACAGCCTTCGACAGCTTGATCGCGGCCCTGCCAGAAGCCTGGACCACCGCGCATCGCCTGCGTGGCTGCGCCGCCATCCATCTGCGGCTGCAAGCCGATCAGGATGCCTTCCCCGGCGGGATTCCTGCGATCTCGGTCGACATTCAGGGGAAGAACGACATCTTCGATCCGCGCAACGATCTCAGTGGCTATTCCGAAAACCCGGCCCTGTGCCTGGCTGATTACATGGCGCATGCCCGCTTTGGCCTTGGGGCTGCGATCGGGGCCAGCGACGGCATCAACACCGACGCGCTGATCGAGGCGGCCAATATCTGCGACGAGTCAGTGAGTTTAGCCGGGGGCGGCTTTGAACCGCGCTACAGCTGCAACGGCGTGGTGTCGCTGGCGGAAAACCCCAAGACCATCATCGAGGCAATGCTGACGGCAATGGCCGGTCGGGTGGCCTATTCCGGCGGCCAGTGGCGGCTGCATGCCGGGGCGTATCGGATGCCCGCCTTCAGCCTGACGCAGGATCATGCGCGCGAGGGTGGTCTGACGCTCTCGACCCGGATCAGCGCTGCGCAGAACTTCAACGGCGTGCGGGGCCAGTTCATCAGTCCCGAGAATGATTGGCAGCCCGACGACTTTCCGGCCTATGTCAGTGCGGTCTACCGGGCCGAGGATGGCGGTGAGGAGAAATGGCGCGATATTGCGCTTCCCTTCACGCAATCGGCGACCACGGCGCAGCGGCTTGCCAAGATTGAGCTCGAGCGGGCACGGCGGCAAATGTCGATCCGCTTTGCGGGCAAGCTCTCCGCTTGGGCGGTGCAGGTCGGCGATACGGTGGCGCTGAGTTATGACCGCTGGGGCATGGCGGCAAAACCCTATGAGGTGATCGAGGCGAGGCTGGATCTGGCAACTTCCGGCGATGGCCCGCAGCTTTTGCCGGAACTCGTGCTGCGCGAAACCTCACCCTTGGTCTATGATTGGGATGCCAGTGAAGCCGCGATCTATGCGGCGGCCCCAAGATCCACCCTGCCATCGGCGTTCACCGTCGCTCCACCCGGCTCCCCTGAAATTGCGGAATCGCTCTACATCACCCGCGATGGTGCGGGGGTGAAGGCGGCGGTGCAGGTCAGCTGGCGGGGCTCGGACAGTGCCTATGTGGCGCAGTACCAGCTCGAAAGCCGGATGGTGGACGCATTGGGCGGTGGTCCTTGGACCAACCACGGACGCACTGACGCAACCGAGATGGAAATCCGCGATATTGCCCCCGGGTTCTGGGAGTTCCGCGTCAAGGCGCTGACGGTTTTGGGCGTGTCATCGCCCTGGTCCGTCACTGTGAAAGAGGTGCTGGCCCTGACAGCGCCACCGGCTGCGCTCACCGGCGTGACGCTGCAAACCGCGGGCGGCATGGCCATCCTCAAATGGACGCGGTCTGCCGATCTCGATGTGCGCATCGGCGGCAATATTGTGATCAGGCACAGTCAGGCGCCAAGCGCGACTTGGGCCAGCAGCCAGTCCTTCGACATCGTTGCGGGCAGCGATGCCATCGCCGTGGTGCCGCTCCTGCCCGGCACCTACCTTTTGCGTGCCCGCGACAGTTCCGGGGTTCTTGGTGACGTTGTCTCGCTTTCCACCTCTGGCGCCCAGGCGCTGGCCTTTGCGCCCGTGATGGTGCTGATGCGTGAACCGGATTTTGACGGGGTCAAATCCGGCACGGTTGCCATTGATGGCACGCTGACGCTGGACGCGGTCACGCCCTTTGATGATTGGGCAAACGTCGATGCGGTCACGGGCTTTGACCGGGTTGGCGGCACAGTCAGTTCTGGCAGCTTCACTTTCGCGAGTGGCATGGATTTTGGCGCGCTGCGGCGGGTACGACTGCGAAGCCATATCCTGCTGTCCGCGTCCGGCATTCTCGACGATCTCGATGCGCGGTCTGAGGTCATTGATCTCTGGCCAGACTTCGATGGCAGTCTCGAGGCCGAGGTGGATGCGGTGATCGAGGCGCGCACAACGCCAGATGATCCCACCGGAGCACCGGTCTGGTCCGATTGGGGGCGGATTGACAGCCACGAGATCTCGGCACGCGCCGTTCAGGCCCGCGCCTTTCTTTCCACCAGGGATCCGGTCTGGGTGCCACTGGTGTCCCAGCTTCGGCTTTATGCAGATGAGGTTGCCTGATGGCACAAGTGACATCCCAATCGGTGGCCAATGGCAGCGGTGCGGCCGTGCGCGCCGATATCAACGCCAAACTGGCCGCGCTCTTCTCGGCCAGCAGCGGGTCTGCAGCACCCGGCACCGCTGTCGCAGGGCAGATGTGGTATGACACGGGTAACGATCAGCTCTTTGTCCGCAATGCCGCCAATACTGCCTGGGACGCACTCTTCAGCGGCACGGCGGCCGAGGTGCGCACAGCCTTGGGGCTGGTGATCGGCACAAACGTGCAGCCTTTTGATGCGAATATCATGAAGAGCAACGTGGCCGCAGTTCTGACGGCGGCCGTCACGGCAACGCCCGAGGATGCAGGCACAAAGGCGAGCGGCACCTACACGCCGTCGCCGGTGGGCGGCAACTTCAAGAAATACATCAACGGCGGGGCGCACACGCTGGCTGCCCCCACCTTCGCCGGAAACTACACGCTGGTGATCCAGGTGAGCAACAGCACCAGCGCGGGGGCCATCACCTTCAGCGGCTTTGCCAAGGTGATCGGCGATGTCCTGACCACCACCAATGGCCAGATGTTCCAGATCGGCCTGACCAAGACAGACGGCGGGGTGGTGGCAACCGTGGTGGCGATGCAATGAGCTTTCCTCTGATGCCCCGCATCGCCGCGCACTTCGCAGCCCCGGTTTTGAATTTTACCGCGTCCTTCAACACCAGCAACAACTACACCACCACGACCTGGACGGCGGTCGCCATTGGGGCTGCGGCCCCCAACCGCTATGTCATTGTCTCGCTGCATACCGATCCCGGCACGGTGACGCCGACAGCTGTTTCGGTTGGTGGGATCAATGCGACGCTGCTGCAGGCCAATGACGGCATCGGCCTCTTCATCGCGCTGGTGCCGACAGGGACGACCGCCAACATCACCATCACCTTCTCGGGTCTTTCAGCCCGACATGCCATTGGCGTTTGGAGCGTGACCGGTCTGACGCGTGGCACGCCCTTTGGGGTCAAGGCGGCAGGCACCGGTCTTGCCGCCAGCTGCAGCCTTGCGGTTCCGCAGGGCGCTGCTGTTGTGGCCGCAGTGTCCCATGCGGGTGGCACGGGCGTGACTTGGACCGGCGGGGTCACCGAGCAGTTTGATGGGGCCAACGGGAATGCGCTCCGGATGAGTGGCGCCCATGTTGCGGGGCTCGCGGCATCCACCCTGGCGCCAACCGCGACCAGCCCGGCCTCTGGGGCCTGGCGCATTGCTGCAATCGTCTTGAGGTAAAGTTCCATGCTGATCTTGAAACACCACGGGCTGCCGCTGCACGAGGTGGCGGAGGGCGGTTGGTTTGAACTGTCAAATGGCGCAATCTGCGCGCCAGCCTATGCCGGATGGGCCGATGAGAACGGACACAGCCTCGAGGAAGCACCTGCAACTGCGCCCTATGTTCCCACCTTGGCAGAAAGGCGCGCGGCGGCCGTGCTGCCCAAGCTCGACTTCTGTCTGGCCCTGATGCGGCTGGCGATCCTGCCTGCAGAGGAGTGCAAGGCGGCGGCGCGCGGGGAATGGCCTGCCACCTTTGCAGGGTTTGTGGCGGGCATGTCGGCCGAAGATGCCACTGAAGCCGAAATCCGCTGGGCTGCGGCGACGCAGATCTTCTACGCAAACCCGCTGTTGCAGGCCTTGGCACAGTTCAAGGCGGGCGGTGATCCGGTGCAGGCGGCGGCGCTGCTGGATGCGATCTTTGGCATCGGGGAGTGACCGGCGGTAGCGGCCGTCGCGTTGTTCGCGGCCGGAACTGCCGCCGCCAGCCCCCCATCAGTCACGCATAACAGGATAAAATCACATGACGGACAAGCCGACATTCCTGGACAGCTTCGCGCAGATCTTGCGCGAGAATGGCCTCACTGCGGCCATCACCGCTTTGATCGGCGGCGGCTTTGCCATTGCCGCTTCGGTGACCCGCAAAGCCTTTACCAATGAAGCCATGCTGAACCAGCTCAAGCGCGAGTTGCACCTGGAGCGGGACCGCATCGACAAGCAGCGCGCCGAGGATCGCAAAGCCGACGCCGATCGTCTGGAGCGGATCGAGGCCGATATCCGCGCCATGCGCGATCTGATGTTCGAAGCCTTCCAGCGCGGCCGCACAGACTGACCGTCATCCTCATCGCCGTGCCAACCCACCCGCCCCGCAGGCGGGTTTTTTGTTGCCCGCAGACGGGCAGAAAGAGTGACCCCATGACCAAAGAGGAAGAAGAACCCCTCCGCCAGATCCAGCGCGGGCTGGAGCAACTTGGCCATTCGCCGGGCAGCGTTGATGGCCTCTGGGGCCTGCGCACCGCCCGCGCACTGAAAGCGCTGTTGGCCGCAAATGGGCGTGCGGCATCCATCATGCCACCCGGCCCCTTGCCCTGGATCACCGAGGCGAAAACCGCGCTCGGACGGAATGAGGCGCGGGATCGATCCTGGCTGATGGATTGGCTGAAGCGCGATGGCCGCAGCCTTGGCGATCCGGGCAAGAACCCGTGGTGCGGCGATTTTGTGGAAACCTGCATCCGCATGGCGCTGCCGGATGAGCCACTGCTTGGGGCGCTGGAGATGAATCCCTATTGGGCGCGCAACTGGTTGCTGTTCGGCCAGGAGATGCAGCCGACGGTCGGTGCTGTCCTGATCTTCGCGCGCGGATCCGGCGGTCATGTCGGCTTCGCCATCGGCCAGGATGACGCGCATTTCTACGTGCTGGGCGGCAATCAATCCGATGCCGTGACCATCGCTCGCATCGCCAAGTCACGCCTGCTCGGCGCGCGCTGGCCTGCAACGTCTCCACCCCGCCCACTACGCCTGCCGACCATGCGGCCGGGCGAATTCCGCGCAACCACCAATGAAACATGAACGGGAGAACACCATGCTGAAACCTGCAATCCTGGCGCTGATCCGCCAAGTTCTGACCGTGGCTGGCACCGCACTGGTGGCCAAGGGCTATGTCGAAACCACCCAAATCGAGCCTCTGATTGGCGCATTGTTGACCATCGGATCGGTGGTCTGGTCGGTCGCGGATAAAAGGGGGCGCGCCGTCATCAAGAGGTGAACGGTGGCCAAGGGCCGAATTGGCGCCCGGCCTTGGTGTCAGGCGGGCGCTTGCCAAAAATGAACGGGCCGGGCCAATGCCCTGCGGGAAGCGCCAGACGCCTCGACCGCAGCGCCATGCCCGGCCCGTTCTTCGGATTTACAGTTTCAAGGAGCGGCAGGGGCTCGCTGCGGCCCGAGGATGACACAGGTCCATGCCCCCTGTCGCGATTCGAAATGGGCACAATTGTGCACCGCGCCTATAGACGGCTGAATACTTCCGATAGGCGACCGACCATATGGACGGTCCGATAAGCGCAACGGTCACTCAGGCGAAGACTGCCCTCGGCGCAGGCTTACGTCCAATGTGGTGGCGACGCTGACCTTGCAGCAAAATTCATAGCGCACCCGGGCCTTGCCTTTCGAGATGCAATCCACCTCGGGTTCGTGCAGGGCGTAGATCTTGTCGCCCCCTTTGGGCTGCTGATGCAGCAGCTGCGACACCAAGGCGAGTTTGGCGATGATCCGGTCCCGCAGGCCACCCTCGGGGACCTCCTGCAGGTGGCGGCGCAGGTCGCGCATGACCCGGCCAGTATAGCCCTTCAGCTTTTTCAATGCCTTGCGCATACGCTTGAATTGCTTGGCATGGGCATAGCGGCCGACCTGCAGCGCAAGCCTCGGAGCAAGTCTGGCGTAGGATTGCCGCAGATCCACCCCGACCTCCTGCGCCAGCGCCGTCAGTTGATCACGCACCCGCTCGTAAAGCCGGGCATCCGTCGGATAGGCGAAGTTCTTTTCCATCAC